TAGTAACTGCTGTTGAGTGTTGCTTCTCGGTATCTGCTCTGACATTAGCCTAGTAGTGCTTTCAGGTCTTCAGTAGTTAGCCCCAGTGCTAGGAGCTTGGCTTCTGCTGCTAATCGAGCTTTTGCTTTTTCTGATTCTGCTTGCCTAGCAGCAATTTCCTGTTGCTTGTTTTGCTCATAAATTGCTAATTCTTTTGCGTTTAGAGGTCGCTCTGTCACTTTCCCAGTGGTGGCGTTGTGAATTTTGATAATTTCGTTCATTAGTTAACCCCGTAAAGTGCGTATGTTCCGACTGAGCCTAAATTACTAAACGACATTGAACTGATTGCGCCAGTTACCTGAACACCACCAAAAGTTCGATTTGTATTTAATGCTTGATTGTCACTTTTCCAAGCTCCAGACCAAGAGATGTTTACTGTTTTGTATCCTGTTGTTAAAGAGTAACCTAAAAAATTAGCGTAAACTACTGAGTTGTTTCCCGGCTGGTCTGCAAGTCTAAGGCCGCTTGCGTTTCTACTTACTAACGGGCTGCTGCTGCTGGCTCTAAGGAAAACCTCCGCATAATCACTGCTAATGCCATTAACGGTCATTTCAGGAGTAGCACCATCTGAATCAAAGCTTTGGAGAACTAAAATTAAGTCTTTATAAGTAGCAGGTATACTAGAAATTGTTAAGCTTGCAGAAATGGTGCCAGAAGCGATTAAGCTACCATAAATACCGCCGCCGCCTGCATCTGCCCAAGCTACTTCCCCGGCAACAACACTAAGAACCTGGTCATCTGTGCCTACGCCCAAGCGTGTTACAGAACTAGCGCCGTCTGCAACTATTAGGTCTTGTGCTGTTGTTACTGTGCTTGAAGGTATTACCGCAGCAGCGTCTAAGTTTAGAGTGACATCTCCACTAGTGCCGCCTCCTGTTAGCCCTGTTCCTGCTGTAACTGCTGTAATGTCACCGGGGTTTGAAATGCTAACAAAAGCCGAACCGTTCCAGCTCTCATACGCTGCTGTGTCTACTAGGTATGTAAGCATTCCCTGAACCGGGCTAGGGATTGCAGTAGTTCTAGCTGCTGCATCTGCGAAAACTATAACGCTCTGATTCATTAGAAAATTGTTTAGGTCGCTCGCTGGGAGTGGGAATCCGTTAGCGAATGTCTTGTATGCCATTTATGCCTCTTTCCATAGCTCTAGTCTAGTGAACCAATTGTCTGCTGTCACGAAGTGGCTCACCCTTGAGACAGAATAGTAAGTGTCTATGTTCATGTCGCTAGTCTCATACTTCACGCCTATAAGCTCTCCAGGGAGAATCTCTGCTGCATGCGTAAGGTTGCCCGAGCGGTCTAATGCTGGAGTCTCCACGCTCTTTACAAGTCTAGTAGGGGACTGAGTAAACACTCTGTCTGCCCAGATATTTAGTTCGTCTATGTCTGTTGTATTTATCTGAACATCGAGTGCGGAAACATCGTAAAGGTCTATTGAGTCCGGGTCTGTTCTTAGAACATAGGTTGCATCATCGCTCTTTAGTGCAACCCGGAGCGAGTTATAGACATCATCATAATCGGCGTTTACTGTTAGGTCATTCATGCATAGGTGAAATTCATCTTCATGCGAGTTTCCGACAGTATAAGTACCTTCTGGTATTGCTCCGATTGCAGGTCTAGGTATGAATACAAATTCTTCGGTCGCTGGATCTATCCAAAAGAACCCTAGCCCGACTTGTATGGCATCTGTCATTATTACGTTCGGTATAACATCTGTAACTAATACGCTAGGTATCTTGCCTGGACTCTCGGTGCTGAGCGCATTCATGCTCGTTCCAAAGCCCTCTGCAACCTTCTCTATAACCTCGTAGGGGGAAGCGTAACCCTCTGGGAAGCCTGTAGTTGTGTCGAACTCTGCAAGTCTTGTATTGACTACCTGCCTAAAGCTATCAAGTGCAGTTATGTTTATTAGGTTCAGACCGTCTATCGTGTAAGAAACATCTAGAGTGTCTATGTAGCCTCTGTAGATCACAAAGTCTAGTTCGCCTCTGTTTAGCCTGACCCTGACCGGAGTGCCAGGTCTAATTGTCCTGTTGTTTGTAGGGTCGTAGGTGTATGACTGTAGCTGTATCTGGGCGCTCGACGGTGTTGCTATGAAGTAGGTCATGTTCTCAACCTGCCCACCCAAAGCAGTTACAACTCTAGAGGTGTCGCAGTTAAGGTCTTGCCAGTCAAAGGCATATTCCCCTTCTGCTAGAACATCTGTGCTACCGATTTCACTAACTCCGATAATAAACCAACCTGCCCCGGCAAGAACGTTAGTGCCGCCTATGTCTGACACCCCTATAATAAAAAGATTGTCAGCGTCATTAGGTATGTAGAACTCAACCTTGAGGTCTGTCGCTATGTCGAAGTCGGTTAGAAGGCTCATCGAAGTAGGCTAGTCCCTCCCTGTGAGCGTAACTTGGCGTTAATGTCATCTATTAGATCCTGAGCGTCTACCTTTGCCCGGTTGATGTTTACATTGACCGTAGTACCGCCTGTGTTCTTATTCCTCTGAGTTTCACCGCTGCCGGCTGCTATGTCTGGAGCAAACTTGATGGCATCTGCCGCCTTTTGAGCCTTTGCGCCTGCCCCGATAAGCTGACCTATACCACTAGCTTTCTGAGTAAAGTCGTTTGAGAACTGTGACTGTGGGCCTCCGAGAACCTTAGCTAGTCCGGCTGCTACTTCTTGAGTGTAAACGCTAAGGTGTGTAAGCATCTTGATAGTGCTAACAATAGAATCACCTAGCCACTTGAAAACCTGATCTGATGTGATGTTATTAGAGGCTATTCCAAAAGTGTTTGCAAACTCTGTCATAGCATCACCTGTAGCACTTAGCTGATTTTGTGCCTCGCCATTAGGGTCTATTAGCGCATTCCAGAAATTAGTAAATGCCGGTATAACCTTCTCTAAGATGAACACCTGCATACCTTGCATTATTGGCATGAACTTCTCGCCTATCTCTGCGCGAGTGTCTTCTATAGTAGCTGCGAGTATTCTCTGCTGATTAGCTAAGCCGTCTGAGGTGTTAGCAAAGTCTCCTGTAACTCCCTCTGTCTGCTCCATGATTGCGCCATAACGCGCTAGTATCTTTTCCTGCTCTGTGAGCTCGCCTGAGCCGTCACCGATACCGTTTGCCAGGGCATAGGCTTCTACTGTCACCGCTGAGATGTCTATTCCATAAGCTCTAAGCGGTTCGCTTGAACCTGCTAGTCCTGATTGGAATTTAGCTAGTGCGTCTGAGACGTCAAGGTTGAATACTGAGGCAAAGTCTGCACCTCGATTAGAGATGTCATCTACTACCTTTACTACATCGCCGCCCTCGCCTGCAATAGTCTTAGCGAATGCAGAAAACTGAACGCTGATTCCAAACAGCTCTGTCTTTGAAAGTCCTAGCCCTCTGGCAGCGTTTTCACCTAGTTTCAGTACGCCTTCTGCAGCATCTCCGAACGATACGTTTACCGCGTTTATGCTCTCCGAGAGATCACTAGCAGCATCTATCGCAGGCTTTATCTGTGAGGCTATTGCAGCACCTAAGCCGATAGCAATACCGGCAGTAACCTTTGCTATGTTCTTGCCTACTTTGGCAAAGTTAGCGCCTAGTTTATCGAAAGAGCCTTGAGCGCCTTTAGTAGCCTTAGCGAGATTTTTATACTCTCCCAGTATCTCTACATTTAGGACTAAGCTCATTTGTCTCTCCTGTTTATCTCACTTACAAAAGCCGAATACTCTTTAGTAGTTAGATTCCGGTATTCGCTAGGCTGCATTCCTGTAGCCAGTACAAACCTTGCCATTTTTTTAGCATTATAATCTGCTACTTGTTTTCTTTTGGGTCAGTACCAGCTAGAATCTTTAGCGCCTCTGCCTGTGATACTTTCTCTGTGTCCTCGAACTTGTATCCAGGGTTATCTCTTTTCATGGCTACAAAGTAGAGAACTCGAAGCGCTCTGCCCTTAGGCTGACCGTCTGCAAAAACCTCATCTACGCTCCTGCCAATTAGAAGCTCTATTTCTTCAATTTCGCCTAGTGTCATTTCTTCAAAGTTAATCATCCTGTGTCCTTATAGTTTAGTTTTAGCGGTTTCTTGCATGATCAGCTTCTCCATTTGCTTGAAGTAGTTGTCATAGATTTCGCTCCTAGTGTAACCCAGGGCAGTAACAAAGAAGGGCTGAGGTCGTATGTGTCTTTTGAACCAACCCCAATGGATAGGATTAGCGTAGGGTACTGCACTTTTAGAAGTTCTGTTATTGCCTGCTAAGACTGTAATCTTTCCTCGAGCAGTAGCGCCTACTCTAATACTGTCCCTTAGTGCGCCTGTTCTAACCGGGGCTAAGCTGCGAGCCTCAGAAGCAACCAGCTCGCCAGATTCTTTTCCAGCGGCTTTGACAGCATCTTTTGGCACTCCAACTGCTGCTAGAGCTTTGTTTATCTCTCGCAGATTCGTTACCTTTACCCCCGGCTGAACAGCCATGATTAGGCAGTTACTACTGTAACCCCATAGAACTCTGAGCTAGCAGAATCGTTAGGTGTAGTGACAACCCTAAGGGTAACTGAGAAGGTTGAGGTTTCATTACTGTTTAGGCTTAGCGGTGGGATTTCGTTGAATTTGACCACGCCTGAGTAGTGAGGCTCAGAAGTGGAAGCGGTCGCATTACCGTTAGGAGCGATTACGAAAGTTGCAGTAGTTCCAAAGTTAGCCCACAGAACCCGATAGAGAGAGTCTGCATCACCGGAGGTAACACCCTCTAGCGATAGAGCCCACTCTCCACCTACTCGCTGCTCACAGAAGGTCTGAACATCTCCGGGAGCATCTCCCAGGGTTAGCTCTACCATATTGGCGGCGCAGGCAT